GGAAGAAAAACGGAAAGCGGCCCTGGCGCCGGCCGAGCTTGCAACCAAGCAGGCCGAATCGGAACAGAAGCAGCGCCAGATCGAGGCCTCGACGCTCGCGCCCGCTCTGGCGCGCGGCGCGGTTGCGTACCAGCAGGCACTGTCGGCACTGCCGCCGGCGAGGGCAGCTCTGTATTCCGGGTTCCAGACTCCCCGCGATCTGCTGATGTTTGCATCGACTCCAACCGAGCAGATCACCGCGCAGCAGGCCGCGGCTACGGCCGCCGCGACGGCCGCGCAGCACGGCGTGCAGAACGCCTTTGAACAGACCCGCATCAATATCGAAAAACAGAGACAAGCCCGCGAGGAGAATATCTACCAGCAGACGTACGGTGCAGGTGCCAACCAATCTTTGGTGGGCGTAGATCCCAAGCTGCGCACGCAGGCAACGAAAGAGGCGCAGAAGATGGGCGACGACTTCGCGAAGGCGCAAGCCGCCGCGGATCAGTTCCAATCCCTGGTGGACCTGACAAAATCCGGCAACAAGGCCGCGGGTTCGAATCTGCCATTGATCGGCGTCGAAACGCTGAATGCGATCAACGGAATCAAGCGCATCAACAAAGACGAGATCAAGCAGTATGGCAGCGCTGGCAGCCTCTACGACAAGATCGTGGGAAAGCTGGCGGGCGCCGCAATCGGGCAACCCATCTCCGCGGATGTCCTCAAGGACATCGAAGCAATGCACAACACGCTGCGCCAGAATTCCGAGGCCGAATTCACGTCACGACGCAAGGGGCTGAATGATGTATACAAATCCAGTTTCCCAACTGAAGTGACCCGGAAGACTCCGACGACAGTGCCGGGCCACGTCATCGAGATCAATGGCAAGCGCTACCAGTACAAGGGCAGCGGGCCGACTGAGAGCATGGACAGCTATACCGAGGTCAAACCGTAATGGCTTCTCCTGGGATGGCGCTGCCACCAGGCGCGAAGCTGGTTACTCCGGGTTCGATGGCGCTGCCACCAGGCGCGAAGCTGGTAGGAGATCCGCCCGAAGAACGCTCATACATGTCCCAGGTCGGTACTGGGCTCTGGAACACGGTGAAGGGGCTTGCAGAGGTGGGCTCGGAAGCAGGCGGGGTGCTGGCAGAACCGTGGAAGGCCGTAGAACACCTGAAGAACCTGAAAAAGATGGTCCTCGATCCGCAGGTAGATCAGGCCATCAAAGCCGCTGACGAATGGAAACAGGGACACCGTACGGAAGCGGCGGGCCATGCGATGGCTGCGGTGCTCCCTGGGCTCGGTCCCGCCGCTGCGAACATTGGGGAAAAGTTGGGCAGCGGCGATGTAAGAGGCGCGGCGGCGGACGCTACCGTCCTCGGCGCGACGATGGTTGCTCCGCATGTGGCAGGTGCGGTGGCGGACGCAGCCAGCGGCATCTCAAAGGTAGCTCTCGATCCCACAGTAGTTAAGGCCGGCATAAAAGTGATCCCAAAGGGATCGGCGGCGCTTGACTTGATGAATGCCATTCAGTCGGCTCGAGGAAGATTGCGGGCGGCCACCGACGTACCCGCCTCGTTCACTGAAGTGCCAGTCCAAGCAGCGGACATTATCGGAGAACGGGCCGCGACGCCAGCGCCAGCCTCGTTCACCGAAGCGCCAGTCCACGCGGCGGATATTCTCGGACAACCCGCAGCTGCGCCAGCGGCGGCAGTAGTTGAAACTCCTGGCATGATCCTCGCCCGCGAATCGGGCCAGGATTGGGCGAAACTGAACGCCGCCGATCGCGGGATGTTGGAAACCGTCGCCAGGGCTCAGGCAAATGCAACCGCGCAACCCGCCGCCCGGCCGCCGATGGGACCGCCTGCTGCGCCGCCCGCGCCGGCGCGTTCGCCGTTGTTCCCCGTTCCTGATATCAAGCCGCCTCGTTCCCCACTGTTCCCGCTCCCTGACATTCCGCCGGAATCTGGCCCACCGGCGGCGGCCGCGCCAGAACCGGCGCCGTCCTCCCCCCCACCAGGTGGCAAGCCCGCGGCCGCGGACATCGCCGCGCAGCTCGAGGCGTCGATGCGCGCCGAGGCGCTTACAGATTATGTAATCCGCAACAAGATCCCGGCTGCCATGCTCGATGAATTCGGGCCGAAAGAGTGGCAGATGGTCGCGGACCAGGCCGGCGTGCAGCCACCTTCCCCGGAGAATATCCAGGCGATCCGCGGCAACCTGGCGCAGTACGAGGGCGCATCGCAGATCACCGCGAAGACGCCGGCGGCCGCGGCTGCCGAATTCGAGCAGAAGCGCGCCACGCGGACGCGGCGGAAAGCGGCGCCGGCGGCAGAGCCTGACCTTGAAAGCCAACTGGGCGAATCTCTCGCCAAGGTAAAAGCCGGCGAACGTCCCGTGGCGCAGGTTCCGGAGGAACAGCCGCGGACCGCTACCGCGTCTGATAAGCGCGTTGAGGCATACGCGCAGCACTTTGCGGCAGATCCGGGCACTTCCATTGCGGACATCGAACCCTTAACGAAGCTGCCGGAATTTCCGAAACTGGGCCGGGCCCTCGAGATCGAAGGCTCGCTGGCGCCGGGCGAGGCCGAGCGCATCGTCGCGCGCGTCAAGGAGCTGCGCGGCGAAGAGGCCGCGGCGCCGCCCGCTATAATAGAACCTGATGTTCAAAGTACACCTACCATCGGACAGACTACCGGAGAACAGCCCGGAAGCCCGCGGGCGCCGGTTTATGGATCGCGTGAACCAGTGGCGCCAGTTGCGCGCGGAAGCGCAACCACCGTCCGAGTCCCTGGAGAAAAAACAACCTACCAAGGACAATTCGCCGTCAGGGAATTAGACGACGTTCACGCCTCGCACAACGCGCACACCTTCGAGAAGAATCCGAACTACCAGTTTCGCAACGATCGCGATTACTCCAACCCTGTCAACAAAGAACGGGTGGTGGTGAACAGCAAAGGCGACACGTTCGATCCTGTGTATCTTTTGGCGGATTCGCCCGACGCGACAAACGGCGCGCCGATCATCGAGCCCAACGGAAACGTGCTGGGTGGCAATAGCCGCGCTATGATTCTTGACCGCGTCTATAAACACAATCCGGCAGGAGCTGCCGCGTATCGTGCCGAACTCGCATCCCGCGCGCAGCAGCTGGGCATCGATCCGGAGCAAATTGCCGGCATGAAGCGACCGGTACTGGTTCGCGAACTCTCAGCAAGCGAGGGCGACCCGCAACGGGCCATCACTGATCTGAATAAGACCGGCACAGCTTCCCTTACGGCCGCCGAGCGGGCAACTGCGGATGCGCGCATGATTACGCCGGCGGCCGCAGACTATCTGGCATCGGCGATTGAGGGCGGCGGCGCGGATGCAACCTTGAACGACGTACTGAGCGGTAAAGATGGCCTGGCAATCGTTAATCGCCTGGTCGATGACGGCGTATTCACGATGCAGGAGCGGCCCAACCTGGTCGATCCCAAGACCGGCGCAGTTACAGCCGCGGCGAAAGAACGCATTTCCAAGCTGCTTCTGGGACAGGTATTCGAGGATGCCGACCAGATGACACGCACGCCCGCGGAAGTGCGCAACAAGCTCGAGCGCACGGTATCTCCGATTCTGCAATCGAGTCAGAAGCGCGGCTTCGATATCCGGCCCACTGTCCGCGAAGCATTGGACGTACTCGAGTATGCCAGGGCGCACGGCATCACCCGGATGAGCGATCTACTGGCGCAGGAGAGCATGTTTGGAGACGCGCCAAAGTTTTCACCGCAGGCCGCAGGCCTGGCGCAGTTCCTGCGGGACAGCAAGCCTACGACCATCGCTCAGGCCTTTCGCCGCTACGTCGCAAATGCCGAGCCCACCATGTTCGGCGAATCCACGCCGGCCGAAGCCTTCGCGGACGCCTTCGGCACGCAGTCGCCGCCGGCCACGCTTCGCGAGCTGATGCAGCCCGATCCGCCCGCGGCCGCCGCGCCGCGGAAACGGCGATCGAAACCCATCCGTTAGTTCTACTTTCTCCTCCTGACATCTTGCGGGACGCCCTCCCGGCGTCCCGCTTTTTCTGCGTCTGCGCCGGGCCCAGGCTCACCCGGTGAGCCTGCCGGCGTGGTAGCCGGGACGCGCCGCATTGACACTGCGTACGCCTGTATTTATCCTTACTCCAGCCGCCGTTTCCGCCTCCAAACCTGCGAACAGGCCTTTTTAACGGGTTGCTGGTGCGCTAACGTAGTAGCCACTGAGTTGAACATTACTACGGAGCTTTGCCATGCCTCGCCGCAAAAACATTGGGGAAAACGGGCAGTTTCCACAGCCAATTGAACATAATTTGTATAATGTTCAACTGGGCGACAAACGAAAGAGCCCCCCTAAGTACTTGATGGAGCACGAGATACAGGCCGTCTTAGAGGCAACCAGGGCCAGTGTCCGCGATCACGCCATCTTCCGCCTCGCCTATCACCACGGCCTGCGGGCATCCGAGATCGGGCTGATCCAGATGCGCGACTACCGGCCGAGCCAGCGTAAGGATTACGATCGCCTGGTGATCGAGCGGCTCAAGGGTTCTTTCGGCGGCGACACGCTGCTGGTCGAGGCCGCGGCCGAGGCGATCCGCGCGTGGGTGAAGAAGCGTGGCCAGGCGCCCGGTCCGATGTTCGTCTCGCGCAACCACGGCCGCATCGGCCGCACAATGCTGCACTACCTGACGAAGCACTACTGCAAGCTCGCCGGCGTTCCTGAAGAGAAGGCGCACTTTCACGCGCTCAAGCACACGTGCGGCACGATGATGCTCTCGGTCCTCAAGGAGTCGATCGTCGACGTGCAGCACCACATGGGCCACGCCGATATTCGATCAACGATGATTTATGCGAAGCTGACCGAGGCGGCGAACGAAGACCGCGCGCACAGACTCAAAAAATGGAAATAGACAAACACAACCTGTTTGTCTTAATTTGTCAACGTTCCGGACATCGCGGACATTCCGGATTTTGTGGACGTTAAACGCGTCAGATGCGACAGATGCGACACAAAACGGCCCCAAAAACACCCTGTTTTTGCGCTAAGAATAATCAACGCAAGGAGTTGGCGCAATTTTGATTGCAAAACGCCCGTGTCACCCCGTCTTTTTGTCGTCTTCGTCGCGCTTCACCGCGACCAGCCGCGCCCGCGCGGCCTCGAGCCGTTCGACGAGATTGATGCTGCCGGTGTGCTCTTGCACGATGTGCTCGCGGTAGAGCTTTGGACGCAGCCGCTTGAGCAGCGTCACGCCTAACTGGTTGTCGTACTCGACCTCATAGACCAGGTGGCCGTTCTTGGTCTTCATCGGCTTGCCGCGCCAGTGGAGCTGCCGCTTGACGCCGTTGCAGGCGCGATCCATCAGGATGTCTTCGAGGTGCTGGCCGGCCTGATCTGCCAAACCCTCGAAGGTCTTGCGGTATTCGGCGTCCGTCTCCAGCCGCCGGTAATGCATGTTCTTGTCGATCCCGGCGGCCTTGGCCGCGGCCGTCACGCTGCCGCTGCCGGCGTAGGCCTCGAGGAAGACGGCCACGCGGGACGGCGTTGTTTTCTTCGCGGGCATATGG